AGACTCCATTTTTACAATCTACTTGATCTGTTGCTTGTATAGAGCCTTTATTAGATGTAATTCTCCAATTATGCTCTTTAACTCTATAATAATCTTCATCATCAACCAGTATCTCTCTCCAATTATTATTTAATTTGATTTTCCGCATCAGCTTTTTTAACCAAATCAAGAGTAAATTCTCTAAAATTCCTACCAGTAATATCAAAGATTCCAGGATTTAAACCTTTGAAGCTCGTGCAAGCTATGTCAGAAATATATTCCACGAAGAATTTCTCTCGCCCGCCAACTACTTTACGGTGGAATCTAAATATGTGATCGAAAGTTCCTGCTACAGCGTTCTCAACCTTCGGTCTAAGCGATAGCTTCTCCCCCACAATAATACTATCCGCATACTGCATTCTTTCATTCTTGTCATCACGCGGCTTGTCCCACTTATCTTCTATGTGGGCTGTACAAATAATATTTATCGGTAGTGATTTCAGATAGGCCATCAGACCGCCAGTACCTGTAATCTCGAAGTTATAATCTTGTGGGCCTGCTATTTCCATCGTACCAATTTTAGTTCCCTTACCCTGCGCGTGCGTTAGCGGGATAGCATCTAAAATTAGATTGCGTGCAAAGAATGTTAGGCTATCACAGACTAAAGTCTCATAGGGAGATTTGCGATTTGAGATATCTAAGAATAGAGCATCCAAATCACTATTAACACGTTCAAAGAAAACCTTATCGTTACCAATAGTCTTAGGTGGAAAGTAATCATAATCAATACGCTTTCTATCAATCCAAGATGCGCCTAACAAACCTCGGATGCGTCCATCAAAGTCTTCGACTTTTAGTCTTTTCTTAGGATCTTCAGAAAGCCAAGAACAAGCTGCACAAGTTTTACCAGAATGCTTAGGTCCTACAAATAGAGCTATAAATCTAGATTCAGGTGTTAGATTCTCTGCGGTTGGCATGTTATTTGATCAGCTTTTATCCTTCGAGTTTTTTCTCTACTTTCTCTAACCTATCTTCGAGAGATTTAAATTTAGCATCAAGATATTTATATAAACCTTCCTTAAAATCATCTAGTCGCTTATTTTGGAAATACAATCCAATAACATAGCCAAGAATAACTATAGATATTGGACCCCAATTATTTAGTGTTTGCATTACTTGTCCTTCTTGCCTTCTTCAAGTTTGGCAATCTTCTCTATATGGATAACAATATGATCAGTGATAAACTTAAGCTGATTGTCGATTGCTGTAAAGCGAGCATCTACATATTTATAAGATAGAGAAATAAATATTCCAAAGACTAATCCAAATACTGTTACGAATACAGTTGTTATAGCAAAGAATAGTTGAGTGTTTGTCATTTCATCTTCCTAAACTCTAACTCATGGCCTGTTTGCAACATGTGGTCAGTAAATTTAAGTGAGATCTCTTTTAGCTTATCCTCCACATCACCGCTAGGATCATAAGTTGCAGAAGGAAAATCGCAGTTAGTACAAAATATCTCACGAGGACCTCCAAGTTTTAAAACATTAAGCAAAGCTTCCCTTGCTATTAATAGTCTCTTTAGTGCCATTTTAATCTCCAACCTTCGGATAAGCTACGTCTGGTAAATTACGCGCCCATTCAATAATTGTCTGTGGTTTCTTGTCTCGGGCGCTAGATCCTGTACACTCCTCAAAAATTACAGCTAGTGCTAATCCTAAACCTTGGAAGAAGTTCATATCAACCTGTTGCTCTGCTATTTCTAGCATATAAGTAGCTACTCTCCGAGCAATTCTTATTTCAGTGTTACTCATTCAATTCTTCCTCCTCTTCTTGTGGTTCTTCTAACTCTAACTGCTTAGGTCCTCCGAATGGATCTGAGAAGAAATCTGTACCTAGGCCACGAGTTATTTCCTGTGCACGTTTATGTGCTCTCGATTTTTTGGTGTCCGAACAATTAATGCACCTGGGTTTTGCTCTCCTGAGAGCTTCCCTGTCTAAAATCATTTGTTCACCGCAGAGAGAACATAAGCTGATCTTACCAGTAATAGACTCCTTATCAATAAAGTGTGTACAGTCTGGAGCGTTGCAGCGATAGAATCCAGGTCTGCCTTTATATTTTACGTAAGTGTGAATGTGGTTGACTACAGGCATATGGTGTTTTCCTTATAGTCCTAGTTTCGCTTCAACCTTAGACATTCTACTGTCTAGTTCCATAAGTTTACTCACGAGAATATTAAAGTTAGAGTCAAATTTAACCTCCAAGTGATTTATTCTTGTAAGGAGGGTTATAAACAAAATACCATTAAAAAGAACAGGGATACTAATAGCAAGATAGAGTTGTGTATTTGTCATCTTGAGCCTACCAAGGTTTCCACTGATTTTCTTTAATCTTGAAGAGTTGCTTCTCCTTCAATTCCGCAGACCGCAGGTCTACTTCCTCACACAAATCCCGATACCAACAATATTGTGGCCTATCCTTATCGTAGGTTAACCTTCCTCCGTAACAGGCATTCCAATTTCTCTCCACCTCATAACCAGTTCCAACCTGGAGGACTTTCTTCATGCGGAAATAAATCTGAATCAGCCTTTTCCTCCACGCATCAAGTTCTACTTTGTTGAAGGTGACTAGATCCCTGGACAGAGAGTCAGGCTGGATTTTATCCTGTAGTCTCACATAATTAATAACAGCTACAGGTACTTGTGCTATCAGGCAGTAGTTTTTAAGCTGGATAGATCGAGGATAGAGCCAATGAGTCTTAGACTGGAACTTATGATCCACTACACAGTCTAAACCTTGAAGCTTACCAATAAGATCCATTCGACCTTCGAGAACAAATAAGTTGTCGGAATCCTCATAGACAGGCTCTGAGAATCCAACTTCTACATGTTGTTCACTTAGTGGCATTATATCATTCTGCTGATATTGGAAGACATATTCGCGGAATCTTTTACGAATTGTGGAACGAACTTTAGTGGTAAGTGGGAAGGGGTGAGCGTTAAACTTCATGCACTTCTTACATTTCGAACACTCGTCAATTCCGAGAGCTTTTATAGTTGTGTGGAATTCTTTAGCACAACCACAGTCACAAATATCCTCATCAGGATTGTACTCGAAAACTTTTTCCAGGGCATCATTTAGCCCAAGACCGCGAAACTTAAGACGATAATATATATCTAAGAGCTTGTGGCCGTAGGTCCCCATATCCATATGTTCATCAGAAGGGAAAAAATTTAAAGGCTCAAGTCTCTTTAAATAGAAGTTAACCCACTTTTGTGGGCACTCTAGGAAAGTACTAATCTGTGAACTATCAACTACTAAGGTGAATTTCGGCAAGTCTCTTTTTCCTCTCTCTTAGGCTATATTTTTTGTACCACTCTGCGAATTCAAACCCGCGTTAACTCTAGCTTCCTGTGCACTTTTAATTCCAGCCTGGACTGCTTCACCAGAGCTTCCTAAAATCATGTGATTAACGAACTGCGTTCTAGCTAAGAACTCTTGTCTAACTTTATCATAAAGTTTAATACCTGTTTCCTCAAGGGCGTCCTTTAAAACGTAGCGCTTCTTCAGTCCAAATATAAATCCCTTCCAAAATGCTAGCTTGGTATTCGCACTTGGACTTTGTCTCCACATGGAAGAACAATCTTTTGCCCCCTGATTTAAAAGCACGCGCACTGTGTAATCAACTATCTCACAGTTAACTTTAAATCCCATGATGAAGACACTTCCAGTCTGGTGACTGAAACAAGAATAACAACCGAAGGTTGGCCCTACAGTTCCTACAATTGAACACAGGTTTAAAGTGTCCAGTCCAAAGATTGTCTTCTCCAGTTTAAACTGTTGTGTGCAGATCTCTGCTTCACTTAAATCTTCCCCAAGAGCATCTATAGAATACTGGAGCATCAGCTTTTTAGCTTTCTGCCTACAATTATCTCGTTCACCTTCAGTGGTGGAGGAATCTTCACTTAAGGCTATAAGTTTTTTAATACGTTCGATTATTTTTTCTCGGTCTTGGGTCATTTAAGTTTACCTTCTAAACTTTCTAACTTCTGTGCAGCCTTCCTAAGTTCCACGCGCCAAATTTCCTTCAGTCTGTCTAACTTAGAATTAAAGAATATAGCAACTAGAATAATACTTATTTCTAGAACAAGAAACTCAACTAAGAGAATTAAAATAAGCTGAGTGTCTAACATAAATCTTTCTGAAGTGAGAGACAGGTTAGCACGTTTTGAGCACGCCAGTCAAGCGCCTTTTAAGCCCCTTATATAAGGATAGGACCCAAGAGGTCAACCATGTTGTAGCGATTGAACCTAGAGCTTCCTTTAGCGTTAACGTAACCGTCCTCCGGCGAGAGCTACCTCTAGGCTATGGGCTTCACCTTGGCCTTAGCCGCCCACTCCACTTGATTTTTTGAATATTTCTCTAGGGAATAAATTTTCCCCATGTTTCTTAAAAGCACAGTGGAAACAAAGCCTATCGGCTTTATCTACCGAGGGAGGCCAAAAACTTAAAGTTCGACAAAATTTACAGGTACCTA